TTACAACAAGAACACGGGATCGTTTTGTCCTTGGAGGCCGAGGTGAAGGCGCTGCGGGAGGAACTCGCGGACTACCGGGCGTACTACGAGACGGCACCGCGAGGTGAACCATATCCTGACATGGAAGCGAACGTGGAAATCGAAGACCTCATCGCCCGTATAGAAGCAAGGAGGAGCAAGTGAGTAAGAAAACAGACCTTGAACTGCTGGACGAGGTTGTCTACGCCGGCATGGCGTGGTCAAAGAAGTCCCGAGCGGCCTACGAGGAGCTTGTCCGAAGGATGAAGGGGAGGAAAGCAAAGTGAGCGACAACTATGAAGAGATGGTAGCGGAGATGGCCGATACCATCGCCACCCTTCGCCGGGAACTGGAGGAGGCGCGCATGACCCCGGCCGAAAGAGCCGTCATCGCGGCAGCGGTGAAGACAATCAAATCATTCGGATTGCGCTTCGGGTGGCTGAAGGGATCGCAAATGGACAAACTTTCCCGCACCGTCGCCCGCCTGCTCAGCGAGAGAAGGGGGAAGGGGAAATGAGTGACACGTTCTGCCCCGAGTGCGGTTGGGATGTTTCAGTAGACGAGGACGGATTATGCACTGGATGCGGCGCCACGGCTATCGGTGTAGGAGTGCGAAAACTGGTATTGGAACGAAACACCCTTCGCCGCGAGCTTGCGGAGGCGCGGCAGGAACTCGGCTACGCGCAGATGAGCGGAGATGTATTGAGAACCATCCGCGCCGAGCTGCAAGAGCGGTACGGCGAGGAGTGCACCTTCTTCGACGACGCCGTTCATCATGTACTCATAACCCTCGAAGCGAAGATAGCCGACCGCGACGCCCAACTCGCCGAGCGCGAGCGCCTTCTCTCGGTACTCCGGCAGTGCGCGGAGAAGGTATCAGCCTTGAAGATGCAACAGCACGAGGATGGGACCACAACAATAATCTCTGACGGAGACACCATCATGGCAGCGATAGCCGCTCTCGCCGCCGCCCGCAAGATACTGGAGGAGGAGAAGCCGGCCTAGCGCTTCTCGCGAATGAAAACTGGGAGGATACCGTGGCAGAGTTCTTCATACGCATCTGGTACGCGCTGACGGCAGCCAGCCGCAGCTTCGCCCTAGGCGCCGTGGAGGCGTGGGGGTTCTGGTCGACGACGCTGCTGCTGCTAGGTGCTCTTATCTACCTGCTGGAGATCGCCGGCGGAGTGACCTGGCGCCTGATCGAGGGCAGGCTACGTCCGAAGTTGCGCGATCAGGAGGCGGCAGCTCGACTGCGGCAGGCGATCCTCACGATGAAGGCCGAGCTTTACGACAGCCGGCGAGCGCAGATGAAACTCGAGGAGGACAACGCGGAGCTCGCGCGCCTGCTCGATGCCCAGCAGAATTGGAACCACAACTGGAACGCCGACGCTAGCAGGACCGCCGCGAGGAGAGCATGAGCCGCAACCGCGTGCGCCTGACACTCGCCCCTGATCTGCTCGAGAAGGCCCGCAGGTATGCCGAGCTCGCGCACATGGCGGACCTGTCCGGGCTGGTCGCCGAAGCCCTCGAGCAGCACATGCGGCGATACCCCCGGGAGGACCGGGATCGCGGCCTGGCGGCCCGTTTGTCCGAGGTGGAAGAACGACTCGGCATGGGGGGGCAACGTTCGCCACGGGTACCTGCAGGTACATCCACGGGCAGAAACGACGAGGGATGAGATGGCAGACAAGAGCGCCCCATGGTTCCGTCACGACTCTACGGCCTCCATGGACCCGAAGATCGTCCCGTTGCTCTCGCGCTACGGGATGGCCGGCTATGGACGGTGGTGGCGCCTGGTCGAAGCCCTACGCAACGAGGCCGACTATCGGCTACCCGTGGGGGAGCGCACGACCCACTACCTAGCGCTGATCTGGCTCTGCGAACCGGATGAGGCTAGGGCGTTCCTCGATGCCCTCGTATCGGACGGGTTGGAGCTGGTCGCCACAGACGGCGCATGGTACTGGAGCGACAGCCTCAACCGAAGGATGGCTCAGTGGCAGGAGATATGCGACCACCAGAGGAATGCCGGTCGTGCCAGTGCGGTATCCAGACGGTCTCGCTTCGGAACTGCGCAGCCACCCGGTAAATCTCCAAACACTCGAACAACACCGAACCGGTTCGAACCAATCCCGAACGGCGTTCGGAAAACACCGAACCGAACCCCCGAACCGGTTCGAGTATCCCCGAACAATGAATTGATAGAGAGAGAGAACCTAGTATCTCTCTCTCTATCAGAGTCTCCCCCGGATCACCCGGTAGACGGCGCTGGAGGCGCTCCTAGCGGCGCCTCCGCGCCTACCCCGGAGGAACGGCGGGCAGAGCTCGAGCGCCAGGCGAAAGCCGGCAACCCATTCGCTGCCATGAAGACCCGCGAACTGCACCGGCAGCAGCCAGCCCCGGACCTCGAGGACGGCATCCCGTGGTGAACCCCAGCCGCCGAGCCCAGGGCAGGGTCCCCGTCCGTCTTCGCCGCTGTCCGATGGTGCCAGCGAACTTCACCCGGGCGAAGTGCTGGAAGCGATGCAAATACTGGAACCGTGCAGAGTCTCGATGCCAGGTCGAACAGGGAGGGGTACATGGCTGAAAAAGCGTGGAAGCGGGCCAGGCGCCAGGCCAGGCTGTCGGTGAACGTCAGAGCCTCGATCGACGCAGCCTGCCCGAGGTGGAGGAAGACCGCGGCCCGCCTCGGGCTATCAGGCCCAGCTCAGCGCTGGACCGTTCGCTACTGCCAGCGCCACGAGCAAGCGATCCGCGCCCGCATCGCCAAGCGGGGCTCGCACTACACGATGAGGCCGTATGACCGCAGCCAAGTGTGAGCAACTGCGCCGAAGCGAGTTCCTCATCACCTTCATCCGCAAGCGGGCCCTCCGGTACTTCGGGCTACCCGAGGACGTCGAGGATGCTGAGTCCGAGGCGTGGGAGAAGATCCAGAGGGCTCCCGAGCACGCCTCAATCCCGGACTGCGCGGAGATCGCCGGCAGAGCTATCAGCGCGCTGTACATGCGGAACTGGAGGAGGAAAAATGCCAGCAAAACTATCCGATGAGGATCGGTTGACACATCACAGGGAATCGAACCGCAAGTGGGCCAAGGCACACCCCGAGAAGAGCAGAGAGGCAGTGTGCCGGTGGAAGGAGGCTCATCGCGAAATATACCGAAAGAGCGACAGGGAATCGGTGCGAAAGTGGCAAAAGGCCAACCCGGATAAGTTCGCGAAATCGGTACGCAGGTGGGAAAAAGCACATCGGCAGGAGTGCAACGCAGCGCATCAAGCTCGAAGCAAGATCCCCCTTGCCGATACTTGCGAGTTATGTGGTGCGAAGGCGCAGCACCGGCACCACCCCGACTATTCCATGCCGCTACTGGTCATGCATCTCTGCGCCTATTGCCACCGTAGGATGCATGAGCGTAAACAACTTTTGTCCTCAAACCCGTAAACGGATTAAGGTGGAATGAATGAGCGAGTCGCACATGAGCTGCAGCGACGGTACCTCGAGGGGGAAGGGCGGGCGCTCACTGCTCTGTACTCCGAGCTCCACTTCATGGCAGGGCAGATCCTTCGTGGCCGGCCTGACAGCACCGAGATCGCGCATCATGCTGCGGCTCGACTTGTCGAGCGCTACATGCGCAGTCCTGGCGGGTATCGAATCCGCCACTTCGGTTTCATGGTGAGCCGTGAAGTGGCTCACGCTCTGCTCTACGGCGGCAACGGTCATCGCGAGCCGCCTGATGCGCAGCTCGAATACGAGCCGGCGTCAATCGTCGAGAGAGGCGACGAGCTCCAGCCGATCGACTACGCGAAGGACCTGCAACGAACAGAGGTTGGGCGCAAGGCGCTGCTCGACCTGTGGAGCTCATGGGGCTACCAGCGTGCTGTGCTCACGATCGCCGAGTACGCGGGCCGAGCGTGGATCTACGCCCGGGCCGTGCAACTGCACACCGTCTACAGGATGATGCACCGTGGCAAAGAAATCCGTGCTCGTCAGCCTGGACGAAGATGTGTGGCAGGAAACCAAGCGCCAGTGCAGGGAGTATGGGCTGAGCTTCAGCTACGTAGTGAACCGGATGCTGCAGCTCTTCAATCGCGTGAGGCCGCGAGATGAGCAACGCGACGACGAAAAGTAAAGCACAAAAAAAGCACAAGGTGAACGCTCCTCCGTTCAAGCCGGGTTGTCAGCCTGGCCCTGGGCGTCCTGCGGGGACGGGCTACAAGCAGCGCGCGCTGCAAGCGTTCATGGGGTTGCTCGGCGGAGAGGATGGCAAGGACTTCCTCACGCAGTACATGCGGACGTTTCGAGGAGCGGCGAAACGTAAAGACTCGTGGCAGTCGCGCTTCCTAGCTGACCGCTTGTTCAAGGACGACGCGCTGGACGAGATCGACGCATGGATCGACCGCGGCGAGCGGCGAGAGCAGATGTTCCTGAGTTACCAGCTCCACAAACGCGCTACTGATATCCAGCGGCAGATCCTCTTCTCGCGATGCAAGTACCAGTTCTTCATGGCGGGCAGGCGCGCGGGGAAATCGCAGGGGCTCTCATACTGGTTCGGCGATGCGTTCGTGCAGAAGCCCACGGCGCGCTGCCTGTATATCGGCCTCACCATTACGCGCGCCATGGCGCAGCTCTGGCAGCCGATCATGGAGTTGTTCGCCGAGCTCGGGATCAAGGTCAAGGAGCAGTCGCGCATCGAGGGGCGGATTCTCACCGAGGCCGGCGGCCTCATGCTCTTCGGAGGCAACGGATCGAAGGACGAGCGGGAAAAGAACCGAGGTCCTCACTGGGACCGCGTGGCGATCGACGAGAGCCAGTCGCAGAAAGAGCTGATGTACCTGGTCGAGTCGATCCTCTCGCCTACGCTCATCGACACCGGCGGCCAGCTCGCGATGGCCGGCACCGGGCCGCGGGTGCGGGGGACCTACTGGGAGGCCGTCTTCCTCGGGCAGTGGGCAGACGGCAGGTCGCTGTACCCTGACGCGCTGCGGATCAACTGGAACCTCACGCAGAATCCGTTCATCCCGAACTACGAGACGGCGCTCGCGGAGATCCGACGCGAGAAGCAGCTCAAGGAGACGGACAGCCTGTACGTGCGCGAGTATCTCGGGAGGATCAGCTACGATGACGACGCCCTCGTTCTACGGCTCGGCGATGGAAACGCTTTCGTCGATGACGAGCTCGCTGCGTGGATCGCCAAGCAGCCCGTCACCGACATCCGTTTCACCGCAGGGCTCGACTTCGGATTCACCGACTCCGACGCTTTCGCTATCATCGCCTACTCGACCTCGAAGAGCGAGCGATGGCTCGTTTACGAGTACAAGCAGAACCGCATCGGTACTGCGGAGCTTGCTGCTGAAATCCGTCGCGGCCTTCAGTACGTCGCGACCTCGCCGCTCTTCGCGAAGGTGGTCACGAAGGAGTTCATGATCTACGCCGATACTGGCGGCAACGCGATCACCCCCTTCGACCTGGCGACACAGTACGGCCTGCCGATCCAGGCAGCGTACAAAGCGGAGAAGGCGATGGCCGTCGAGCTGCTGCAGGACGAGTGCCGGCGCGGCATCTTCAAGGCTCGGCGCACGGGAGCGTTCTGGGATGAGTCGTTGAAGACGATCTACGGCCGCGACGACCAGGACAAGCTCACGCGCGAGATCGACGATGAGACGTTCCACCCGGACGCGATCCCCGCGGTGACGTACGCGATGAGGGACATCTGGCTGTTCTACTCGAAGGTGAAGGAATGAGCCGCGCCGACGAATCTCTTGAGCGGCACCGCTGGCTTCGCGACGTCGGCCGCGAGCAGATGCAGGAGGCGGCGCACCGCGAGGATCCCGCCCTCAAGCCGATCATGTGCCGGTGCGGGCATAGGATCAGCGAGCATTACCAGGGCACGCGTTCGATGCCGTGCGGGAAGTGCCACTGCGAATGGTGCACGGCGCCGCGGGCCGAGGAGATCCGCAAGCAGAAGGCGCGGCTGCGCGTGGAAGACGTGACGCCGCTATCGCGAGTGTTTCGAGGAGGGAGATGATGGAGATACTGCGGGCGATGTTTTATTTCGTGGCATCCGTCGCTGCGGCTTGCTACGTCGCCACGTTCATCAGGCATCTGGTGGATGAATGGCACGAACGGAGGGGTAGGTGATGAGCATCCTCAACTTCCAAGGCAAGTCTGCTACCCCCGGGCCTACCGTCGTCTACCAGCTCACCACCAGACCGGTGTTGTACTCCGAGTGCGCGAGGGAGGACGGGGACTGCTTCATCTTCGATCCCGAGAAGACGCTGGTGATAGGCCCCGTGCAGACGGGCCGCAACGGGCAGGGGCAGGTGACGATGCAGAAGATGTCCGAGGCCGGCATCTTCAAGCCTCGGCTCGCTCGTGTGCCGAAGACCTCGATCGCCTTCATGCACGACTGCGGGAACCCCGAGATGACGGCGAAGTGCCAGGAGGCGCTCTCAGGCCTCGTGCTGCCGAAAGGCGCGCTGCCTCCAGCAAACTGACCGCGTAAACAACTTTTCTCCGGCCAAAGCGCCTATATAGGTGATGGTCGGAGATCTCATCCTCGCCTACAGGGCCGTCAAGGCCGAACGAGCGAAGCAGGCGCGATACAAGCGCCTCATCGGCAGCGAGCCCGATTACTCACTCATCAAAGAGCTCATCGACTCGGCGCGCTACGAAGTGGTGGCGACCGTCACCTTCAAGGACGGCACGAAGCTCGACATCCGCCGGGCTGACGCGACCGACCGCCTCACGCAGCTCATGTCCGCAGACAAGGCGGGATCCTGGTGACGGTCCAGCAGGTTCGAGTCGACCTCGCCTTCCTCGCGGGGCAGATGTCGAAGAACATGCCGAAGTGGCGGCGCTCGATCAACCGCTACCTCAACAACGGCCGCCGCGTCGAGGACCTCAGTAACCAGTACGGCAATCCCGCGGGCTACTACAACCTCGACGAGGGCGAGGACACGGGGATCACCCCGTACCTCAACGTCATCCGGGCCTGCATCGACACGCACGTCTCGAAGGTCAGCGAGACGAAGGTCCGCCCATTCTTCAATCCCACCGCCGGCACCTTCAAGACCCTGAAGACCTGCCGCAACGCGCAGAGCTACTTCGACCAGCTCTACGAGAGGCAGGACGTGCACCGCAAGGCGATCCAGTGCGCGCGGTTCGCGGACATCTTCGAGCGCGGGTGCCTGTGGGTCGATTGGGAAGAGAAGGTCATCCGCTCGGTCGCCCCGTGGGAGTACCTGTTCGATCCCGCGGAGTGGAACTTCGGGAAGCTCACCCGCTGCGCGATCTCCCAGAAGATGTTCCCGCTCGCATACCTGAAGGACCGGATCAAGAAGAGCAAGGAAGAGGGAGTCGAGGACCTCGCGCAGCGGCTCGAGGATAACCCGTTCCTCAAGGGCGAGCGGACCATCTACTACGACCTGGCCGGCAGGAAGCAGCTCACCTTCGCCGCCGGCAAGCTCATCGACGAGGTGCCGATCGAGTTCGACTGCCCGCCCGTCGCGGTGCTGTACCTCGAGCAGCCGCTGAAGGGCAACACCTCGACCTCGATTGCCGACAACACCTACACCATCCAGCTCCAGGTAGAGTCACTGTGCAGGAAGATCCACCTCGCCTACGAACTCTCCCCGGCGAACGTCGCGTGGGTGATGATGGGCAGCGAGGTAAAGGCGTCGCTGCTCACCAACGAGATCGGCGCCGTCTACCCGTACAAGCCTGTGCCTGGCGTGAGTTCCCCGCCGGTGATTGTAGCTACTCCCCCGGCACTCGATCCGCAGTACCTCCCGATGCTCCAGTTCTGGATCGCGCAGAGCATGGAGATGAGCGGGATCTCGCAACTCTCGGCGCAGGCGAAGAAGCCCTCGGGCCTCAACAGCGGCGTGGCTCTTCAGACCGTCGAGGACGTGGAGAGCGAGCGGCACAACCCGTGGCTCCAGTCCTTCATCCGCTTCTTCATGGACGTGGCGAACATCTGCATCGAAGTGTTCCCCGCGGGCGAGGACGTTCTGCCGAAGCGCAGGGGCCGCGCCGCGATCACCTGGGCGGACATCAAGCGCGAGAGGGACAGCTTCTCAATCCAGTTCTCCGCGAGCTCCTCGCTCTCGAAGGATCCAAAAACGAAGATGGAGCAGATCGAGAAGTTGATCGCGATGAAGGTCCTCAACCCTTCCCTCGTGGCGACGCTCCTCGAGTTCCCAGACCTCGAGGGAGCCTACTCGATCACCTCGGCGAGCTACGACTACTGCCAGCGGATCATCGAGCGGGCGGTCGAGGACAACGAGTTCGAGTTCTTCGAGACGGTGAACCTCGAGCAGCTTTTCGGTGAGACGGTGAGCACGCTGCTTCGTCTCGATGCCAGCGATGAGAAGATCGAAACACTCAATCGCTTGAAAAAGCTTCTGGAGACCGTGAAGGGCAAGCAGGACTCGATGAGTGCTGCGATGGCCCCGCCTGCTCCGCCTGAATCACCCGTACAGCCGCCGACGGTGCAAGGGCCGACGAACCAGCTTCCGTTGGAAGCCCCGCCGGAATCTGCTCTGTCGATGACCTCGCCGGCGTTGCCGGCAGCCAGCCAGCCGGGAGTCCCGGCAGCGTAGAGGAGAGAAACGAACTATGTCTATTTTGAGAGCTCCGTACAAGATCGCCCCGGAACGCGCTGAGTTCACGATCACCATTCCCTCGGGCGCCCTCACAACGGTCGCGGCAGACGGACCGGTCTGGTCGTGCCGATGGACCGCCACTCAGCAGCTTTGCGTCGTAAAGCGAGTCGGGCTGAGTGTCACCGTCAGGACGGCATACGGCACGGCGCAGGGTACGGAATACGGTCTGTACTTCGCCCGGGCATTCACTGTCGCCGACTCGGGTGGTACGGCGGCGACGCTGACCACGAACAACGGAAAGCTCGACACCAACTACCCGACCTCCGTCATGGGAGACATGCGGATCGGGACCACGGGCGTGATCACCGCCGGCACGCGCACGCTGGATGCTCACCCGCTCGGGGCGAACTGCTTCCAGACGAGCGCGCTCGGGGCAACGGCAAATATGGACTGGGTTTTCGGAGGCTCGGATGACAGCCAGCAGGTCATCCTGCGGCAGAACGAGGGCCTGGTCCTCCACAACCTCTTCCTCATGGGTGCCACCGGCGTGCTTCGGCTCTACGTCACGATGGAGTGGTCCGAGGTCGACAAGAGCGCCGTGCGATAAAAGGAGCATGAAACATGGCAACTGACATCGGCAAAGTAGATTTCGGGAGCGCGTGCACCGTCGGCGCTCCGAGGAATCTATCCGACTCCACCGTCACCAACTTCCTAGCCGGCAGCATGGGAGAGCTCATCACCGCGGACCTGTGGGGCAAGTTCGGTGAGTTCTGCCGGCGAGGCTTCGTCTTCGTTGCTCGTGTCGCGGCTGCGGCCGCGGTTCCGATCAACACCACGCTGACGAACGCCCCGTCAATCTGGAACCCCGCGGGCTCCAACAAGCTCGTGGTTCCTCTTCGCATCTCGCTGTCCCTGGGCGCGATCGGCACCCCGATCCTCCAGGGCTTCACCCTCTCGTATCTTACGAGCGCTGGCTCGGTAGCCGCAACGGGCGCTCCGATCCCGACCTGGACGAACGTCGCCCCGGTCCCGCTGCTCGTGGGCGGAGGCAAGGTCGCCTCGACGCTGTTCGCTCCTGCCGTCTCGACCTACACGGTGAACCCCGCGGCCCTCATCGACATGGGCTTCGGACATCACCTCGAGGGTGCGGCTGCGAGCGGCCAGCTCTACAGCGGCTTCAGCTACGACTTCGACGGCAGCATCCAGTTGCTGCCCGGCACCACGCTCCACATCGGCTCGACCATCGCGACGAGCACAACGTACTGGACCTCGATCATCTTCGCCGAGATCCCCGCCCTCGTGAGCGCGTGATGAGAGCGTGAGAGTAAGGAGTAACCTATGCCTGATCTGACTTTCGATATGGTCGCTGGACCGCAGGTGATCCAGGACAACAACTTCGGAATGGGAAGAGGGGGCAATACCGGCGAGCTGATCGTGCAGCAGCTCTACGGCAACTACGCAGAGCTGACGCGACGCGGCATGGTCTACGTCGCGAAAAGCGCGGCCGTGGCCGCGATTCCGATCCAGTCAACGGCCACCAACAGCCCGACGCTGTGGAACATCTCCAGCTCGGGGAAACTCGTCTACCCGCTGGCGATCATGCTCTCGCCAGGCGCGATCGGAACACCCGTACTGCACGGGATCACCGTATCGCAGACGCTCGCCACGGGCGACGCGGCGCTCACTGGAGCCCCGATCGCAACGTTCACGAACGTCGTTCCAACCCCATGCCTGATCGGACGCGGAGCGGCCACCACGCGGTTCGCTCACGCCGTCAACACCTTCACCACCAACCCGACCTGGATCGCAGATCTCGGAGTGGGGCACTGGATCGAAGGTGCGGCTGCGGTAGGACTTCCGGCAAGGATGTTCCTCGACTTCATGGGGCTGTTCGTGATGCCCCCCGGCACCGCGCTCTCGTTCTGCGCCACGGCGGCAACCTCGACCACGTACTCGGTGAGCATCTTCTTCGCGGAGGTTCCGCTGCCGCCGCTGTGGACGTAGGAGGGAGGCAGGGCATGGATGGCATGACGCTCGACAGCCTGTCGCCCGAAGAGATGACCGCTCTCGAGGAGGCCATCGCCAAGCGCAAGGCGGCGCAGTCGGAGAACCCGGTCGCCGCCATCGCTTCGGTGTGTGAGTACCTCCTCGAGACGGTTGAGAAGCTCTCGGAGCAGGTATCGAAGCTCTCGGGGGACTTCTACGAGAAGATCCTCGGAGGGATCGACGGGCTGTACAAGGAGAACCTGCGGGCAGACGGGCTGAAATCGTTCGGAGAGAAGCACGGCCCGATGTTCGCTCCGTTCGCTGACGACTTCAAACGGGTCTTCGACAAGGACCTCATCCCGCTGGTCTTCGACTACCTCGAGGAGTTGAAAGGCGAGGACGGATTCAACGATGAGGTCGGAGGGTCGAAGCTCAAGGATCTCGCCGAGCAGATCAAAGGTCGGCTCGGTCCGAAGGAATCTCCTCCTGCCGCCGTCGAGGTGACGGCCGCCGAGGTGAAGCCCGAAGAGACGCCGGCAGAGGAAGAGGGTCCGGGGGACGGGATCACCCCGGACATCGAAAACGAAATTGCGCGCATGAAGAAACGAGAAGATACGCGCGATCGCCTTCACGAAAAAGCCCGACAGAAGGGCGCAGCATAGGGAGGGTATGACGCATGGCACAGCAGGTCACGGCTGATGCCTTCTTGCTCGGGCTGTACAAGAGGACGTACACCGACAAGAAGATCAGGGGGATGTTCTTCCGCAACTCACCGGTAGGGCGGGAGATCGAGAAAAACCGGATCGAGGGCCAGACCTACCAGGTCACGATGCCCTACGACCGCGGAGGGGCCACGAGCGGCGACTACACCGTAGCCGTGGCGAACGCCGCCTCGAGCGCCAAGACCGCCGAGATGGCCGTCACGCCAGGCAACATCTTCACGGTGTTCCTCGTGACGCAGAAAGAGTTCCTCGCGGCCCGCACGAAAAAGGGCGGGTACCTGAAGGCGCTCGGCTACAAACTCTTCGCCGCATGCGACAGCCAGCGGAAGCTCTTCGCCGCATCGCTGTACGGGTACGGCTGCGGGGACCTGGGGTATCTGCCGACCGCGGTAGCGGCAGCGGCCACGACCGCCACGCTGAACTACGACACCGTGGTAAAGATGGCGATCGGTACGCAGTTCTACGTCGTAAACGGTGCCTTACCCACCTCGGGCTACTATGACGCGACGGTGCGGACGGTATCCGCGATCGACGGGAACACCATCACCTGGACGGGCGGCGGTGCGACCGCTGGCGGCTGGATTGCTGGATCGCTCATCGAGATCGTAGGCGGACGCGATGCAACCCCGGTTGCAAGCATGCCGACCGGCCTCTCAGGCTGGATTCCGTTCCTTGCCAACAGAAGCGGAGCCAACTGGACGACCTACATCGGCACCGCCTTCTACGGGGTGACGCGCTCCACCTCAACGAACACCCTCGCCGGCTGGTACTACGGCCGAGCAAGCGGAGAGCTCTACATGGACGCCATCGTCCAGGGAGTCGCCATGGCCCGCCGCGGCGGAGGGGTCCCGGACATGGTGGCGATCAACGACGAAGACTGGCTGACCATGGCAGGAGAAGTGAACCAGCAGACCGCCCTCATGCAGCAGATCAACACCTCGGGGGCGAAGAACCAGAAGAACGAGGTCGCTCGCGGCCTCGCGGCTCTGCGGTTCGCCATGAGCACGAACTGGATCGAGTACGTCTACGATGACCCCTACTGCATCAGGGGTCGCGCGTGGATCATCGACAAATCAACGATCGAGTTCGTCACCTACTCGAACGCTCAGAAGCAGTTCGACGAAGGCATCACCGGAAACGAGCCGGGGGCTGCTGCGGCCGACGAGAACCAGGAAGAGCCCGACACCACGTTCAAGCTGAACATCGAGGACTACCTCACGATGGACGGCAACGCAACCTCGGTTGAAGGACCGGCCACGCAGGTCAGCGTGTCGCTGTACGGGAACTTCGTCGCGAGGGAACCCGGGCACTGCGCGGTTGTGAGCTTCTAGCGACGGGGGTCGCTTCGCGCTTCTCCTTTCCTCCTTCTCCTGGGGGGCCGCAAGGCCCCCCTCTTTCTCTGACTATATAGACGCGCAAACAGGTATTTGCGCTGGAGAGCCTATATAGGTGAGGGGATGATATGGGTGAACTGAGTGCGCAGGGTCGAGAGCATATAAAAGCGAAGAACTTCGCGCTGCCGGGTGGCCGCTACCCGATCCACGATTCGGCTCACGCTCGCAATGCGCTGGCCCGCGTCGCGCAGTTTGGATCACCTGAACAGAAGGCGAGGGTGCGGGCCGCCGTCGCCAAGAAGTACCCGAGCCTCGGGGGCGGCCAGTGATCGCCAGCGAGATCATCCTCCGCGCTCGCCACGCTTCGGATCTTCCCTCCTCGCAGTTCGTCGACCACAACGACGAGCTCGCGTCACTCAACGAGAGCTGGAAAGACATCTACGCGCAGCTCCTCGAGAACGACGACGACTACTTCCTCTCCGAGACGACGCTGACGCTCTCGAGCACGTACGCTGTCTCCGGCACGACGAACGAGTACCTGCTGCCGCTTCCCTCGGACTGCTCGAGGATCCGCTACGTGGACTACCGCGGGACGATGGATTGGCTTCCGATGCTGAAGTTCAACCTCAGCATGAAGGACAACCAGCCCGCGAGCCCGTACTACAGGATCAAGGGAGCGTTCCTCTGGGTCATCGGTGCGAGCGTGCCGGCGACCGGCCTCTCCGTGAAGATAGGCTATTACCCCCGGCAGGCCACGATCACCTGCCCGCAGGCGGACCTGGTGTTCGGCTCGAGTTACACCGCCCCCGCCTGGATGGGCATCGGCGGGGCATGCTATGCGGCCTACGGGCAGTCGATGGTCTACACGCTCACTTCGGGGACGGTGATCACCGCCGAGAGCATCAGCTCAGCCACGGTCAGCGCCCCGGTGGCGCTGTTCACAGATTCGGGAGCCGTCACGAACCTCGTCTACTACAAGGGCACGCTCTACTGGATCCGCGGCGGAAGCATGTGGTATAAGGCGAGCACCCTCATCGCAGCGTTCGCTGCTCCCACGCAGGTCGGGGCGATCGTGAACGTCGTCGCCTTCTGCATCGTCTCGGACACCATCTACTACGCCAACGCCACGCAGATCCGCTCCTGCACGCTCACCGGGGGAAGCGATGCGCTCGTGGCAACGGTGGTCGCTACGAGCCTCGCGATCTACGGAACCACCGTCGTCTACGCGACGGCCGCCGGCGCGGTGATCGTCCAGACCCCCACGCCGACCACGATCTACGCTTCGGGCATAACGAAGATCACCGGGGAGCCCAACACTCTGTGCGTGCTGGGTAGCACGGGGATCCTCCGCCGGGTGACGCTCACCATCGGGACCACCGCGGCGATCGCCACCGATGAGGCAATCGACACATCGGTCACGGACATGGGCTTCCCCGTGCCGGACCTCGGTCAGTCCCCTTCCACGGTCATCATCGGAGTGCGGCGGGCAGAGACGCAGGAGCTCCGCGGCGTCGACTGCGTGGTGGATTACGACTTCGCCTACCCGAACAACCTGGTCCCCGAGATCATGGCCTACCAGAGCGCGATCGACTACCGCGCGAAGCAGAACCAGGACACGGGGGAGCTTAAGGAGAAGCTCGCGGGGAAGTGGCAGACTTTCTCCTCGATGATGCGCCGCGACGACTACCTGCCGACGCGGATCCGGAACGCCTACCCGGCGCAAGGGCTGCACTAGTGGGCGAGAAAACCGCGCGAGCCACGCTCAACCTCAAAGCCCCGCTGTGCACCGACTCTCCCCTCGGCGCGGACATCTTCGCCTTCGAGGACGAGCTGGCGAAGGTGCTCGCGAACACCGGCATCGAACGCATGGGCGGGGTGACGAACCTCTACGAGAAGGAGACGACGTTCGCCACCGCTGGGCTTCACTCGCTCTACACGCGGAGCGGGGATCTGCTGCAGGTGGATTCCAGCCACAACGTTCGGATCAACGACAGTGTGATCGGCAACGTGGGGACGTACGCCGTGAGCCTGCGAGGCGCGATGCGCGGGTACAGCGACGCGGCGTGGACTTCGAGCAACACGATCATCGGCATCGTGAAGGTCGGCTCGGCGATCCGCGTGGACGAATACAACCCGGCAACGGGAGCCATCATCAACACCCGTTCGACGACGTTCTCGATGCCGGGAGTGGCGATCATCAACGTAGCGCTCGTGAAGTACATGGGCATGGCGTACGCAGACAGCCTGCAATTCATCCTGTCGAACAACATCGTTTCCTTTTTGCTGAGCGAATCCGGACCGACCACGACTATCCTCGGCGGGCAGACCTGGACTGCGCGCACGAGTGCGAATGCTCAGCAGTGGCGATCCGTTTGCTGGTCTCCCGCGCTCGGCTTGTTTTGCGCTGTGGCAAACAACGGGTTGGTTGCAGCCCAGGTAATGACTTCTCCCGACGGCACTACTTGGACCGCGCGTACAAGTGCCAGCGCGAGGATGTGGAGATCGGTTTGTTGGTCTCCGGCGTTGAATCTTTTCTGCGCCGTAGCGGCAGATGGACTAGTCGCCACTCAAGTGATGACCTCTCCCGATGGGATCACATGGACTTCCCGGACAAGTGCCAGCGCTCAAATATGGTCGTCCGTTTGCTGGTCATCCGCCCTAGGTTTGTTTTGTGCGGTGGCAGAGAATGGGGTAGTCGCCGTTCAGGTGATGACTTCTCCTGACGGAACTACTTGGACTTCCCGGACAAGTGCCAGCGCCGATCTATGGCAGGAAATCTGCTGGTCGCCGGCATTAACACTTTTCTGTGCAGTGGGCTCGGGAGGGGTGGTAATGACCTCTCCCGATGGAACAACTTGGACTACTCAGACAAGCACAAGCGCCCTGGCGTGGCAATCCGTCTGCTGGTCGCCTGAACTGAATCTTTTCTGCGCCGTAGCGGCCACCGGAGCGGTAGCCGCTCAAGTCATGACTTCTCCAAATGGAATTGCGTGGACAGCGCATACAAGTACTAGCGCAAGAGCATGGTCATCTATTTGTTGGTCATCGGCTCTTGGTCTATTCTGTGCGGTGGCATCCGATGGGGCGGTAGGTGTTCAAATAATGACCTCCCCTGATGGGATCAGTTGGACGGCGCAGACAAGTCCCAATGCTCAGTCGTGGCAATCGGTATGTTGGTCGCCTGCTCTGAATATATTATGCGCGGTCGCTCTGGATGGAGTTGTTGGCGTCCAAGTTATGACGAGCGCTCAGATAATCACCGGTACCAACTTCGGCTGGAAGTTCTACGCCTCGAACTACATCGTGGGGCGTCAGGGAGTCGGCAGCTTCGCTATTGGAGACGTGGCAGCGACGATGACCGCGATCGCCGACGGCACATGGTGCGTCATCGACCAGTTCAAAGGCACAGCCTACTCACGCGCGATCCTCACGTTCAACGTCAAGAAGAACACCGCGAACCTGCTCACTGGCATCGGAGAAGTCGGCTACACGCAGGCAGGCGTCTACTCCGCCACTCCCGTCTACTACGGCGTGGCCCTAGCTGCTGTCGTGGCGACGTTTACGGAGAACGTGAGCGGACCGGGCTACGCCGAGGCGACATTCACTCGAAGCGACACCGGCACGAACATCTACTACTACCTCGCGCCGATCATGGGGCATAACCCCGGCCTGTGGTACGACTACAAGCAGTCCCAGACGCACACGCTGTGCAACGGATACGGGCGCCTCACGGACTTCGTAGGGAACACCCTCGGCAACACCTGCTCGCTGCGCGTGCCCATGATCAATGAGCAGCCGTCGCTCATTTCCGCCGGGGTAATCGGGGCGGAGAACACCCTGCCCATGGACTGCCTCGGGGTGCCGGTGACGAACGTCGGAGAGTTCGACGAATACTTCGTCCCTCACGTCGTGGACAACGGCTCCTCGCGAGCGAACTGCATCTACCGGTACAACGGGGTGCTCTTCTTCTTCTCGATCACCTCGGGAGCGACGAACACCCTCCAGCGGGTCAGCGACAACCTCTACATCGTGAACTCCCTCTCGCCGATCAACGCGGTGGACGTGGCGAACCGCGCACTGACCCTCGGGGTGAACGACTACAACGGCAGGATGCTCCTGCGATCGACCGCCGCGATCCTCGGCAGTTCCGTTACCGCCGCCGGGGTCATGCAGGGGAATCACGCAAACAGCATCGACTCAGGCGACAAGCTGATCACGCAGACCTTCGCCACCGCGACGAACCTCATCCCGGGGATCGAGCTTCCGACCTTCATTGACCGGGCCGTCTCTGACTACGGGGTGAACATCTACCTCTCCGATGTCTACTCGACCACCTACCAGTCCGTGAACGTCATGGCAGCCCGGGGAGACCTGGCGCAGAAACTCTATATCGCCGATACGCGGATCCCGTTCGGCATGGGCTACACCTTCAGCTCACCTGTCATGCAGACGGAAATCGAGACGATCTTCTGCGGCGTGGGAGTGCTCGGGGCGACGGACGTTGAGAACGACTACCTCTGCTACGAGCTCGGAAATCAGATCACCGGCCTGTTCGAGGGGTTCCTCCTCTTCGGCCAGCGCTGCCTCTTCGACGGAAACCAGATATATCTCGCGCAGTTCACCGGCTCGATCTACACGGGCAAGGAGCCCATGTGCCCGGCCTACGGCATGGAGCTCATCGGCACGAGCCCGACGCTGATCTACTTCTACTCGGGCTTTGACAACGCAATCTTCACCTTCGACGGTGGGCGGGCCCTCACGAAGCTCATCCGCATGAACGACGTGGACACGATCCTCCAGGGAGTGTTCAACATCCGGGACAACACTCTGCTGCTGGAAACCACGACCACCCTCCTCTGGGTGCGCGACGGGGTGATCACTGAGAACACGAAGAAAGTGGCGCAGACCGGCCTCGGGCTCTACGACACGCGAGGGGGGATCTACCTCGCGAACAATACGGTGAGCTGGCAGTACAACTTCTCATCCACGGGGATGACGAGCATCGTCTCACTCACCTGGCAGTCAGCGTACCACGGCATCTTGAACAACATCCTATCCCTCGCGACGACCTGGGTGATCACGCTGTACTCGGCGACCCGGCAGACAGCAGCGGTGACTCTCACCTGCTACAGCTTCGATCAGGGGCAGACCTATACGAACACCGAGCCTCTGACGGTGAGGCCTGCCGATTGGGATGCGCAAGGCTTCTACCGCTGCCGGATCCAGCCGAGGAACCAACTCGCGCTCGCCTCCTCCGTGAAGGTGAGCTGCGCGCAGAAAGTCGTGATCTCTGACGTGAGCGTGGAGTACACCGGTGACGCATTCGCCGTCACCGCGGCATCGAGGAGCAAATAGCATGGCAGACATGGGTGGGGCGCAGCGTGGGGCACAGAACGCAGCCAACTTCTGGGACAAGGCCGGCGACTGGTGGGGCGGGATCACCGGCAAGACTCAGAAGCAGGCCGGCCAGAATCAGATGACTCAGGCCGGCAAGGTCGCCGGGGGGATCGCGGGGACTACCGAGCAGCAGCAGATGCAGAACGCTCAGGCCGCAGCGACGCCTCTCGCCGAGCAGCAGGGGCAGACCGCGGCGAAGCAGGGCAGCCGAGCTGCGCTCCAGGCAGCCAGGACCTCGGGACTTAACGCAGGCCAGGCAGCCCTCACCTCGGGACAGAAGGCAGGGGACCTCTACACCGGAGCCTACCAGGGCGGACTCGAGAGTGGGTTGAACCGCTACGGGCAGGCCACGGGCCAGCGACTGGCTGCCGCGGGCCAGCAGGGGGCGATCGGCCAGGCACAGCAGGGCGCAGGCCAAGCGCAGGGGCAGGGCCTCTGGAGCGGGATCAAAGACGTGGCGGGGCTCGCCGGGGGTCTGATTTCCGACGAGAAGGCGAAAGAGAACATCGAGCCCGCCCCGGACATGCTCGACTCTATTCTCCGAAAGGTCCGGCCGAAGACCTTCGACTACAAGGAGGGAGCAGGCGAGCCCGGGCCACAGGTGGGAGTCGTCGCGCAGGACCTCGAGAAGACACCCCTCGCCCCGGTGGTCGAGGAAACCCCAGCGGGGAAGGTGATCAATACCAGCAAGCTCAGCACCGCGGCGCTCGACCTGATCCTAGAGCTCGGCCAGCGCGTGAAGGAGCTGGAAGGCAAGGGCGGCTGACATGGGCATCATCGACATGCTCGCCGAGAAAGCGGAGAAGGAGCAGGCGGCCGCGGCTGCCACTCCCGCTCCCGCGGTGATACCTGTGGGGACCCCGACTCCCGCAGTTACGCCTGCTGCGATCGAAGCCGACAAGGCTGCCCGGTTGGCAGCAGCGAACTTCGCGCGTACCGATCCCGAGGCCGCGATGGCAGGGGCGACGGTAGCCCCGGCGCCGCCCGCTCCGGCTCTGATCCCGCTCGGGACTCCCACGCCAGCGGTAAGCCTCGAGGAGATCGCCGCCGACCGGGAGGCACGAAGACTCGCAGCCGAGGCGGCGAAGAACCAGGCCGGCGGCGTTCCTGTCGCCGCCCCTGCTACCGCGCCGATCACCCCCGAAGCCGCTGCGCAGACGCCGATCGAGACGGTGCCTCCGATCGCGCAGGAGGCGCGGGCGGTGACGGCGCTCCCCGAGGAGGCAGTAGTGCCGGCACAGGCGATGCCGGCAGCCGACGTGGAGCCGACCTTCCAGGAAAAGCTCGGCTCGATCGCGAAAAGGCGAGGGCGGGGCTTCCTCGATGCCCTCCAGGCGGGGTTGTACAACTTCGCCGGTATCAACAAGCCGACAGACTATGAGAAACAGGTAGAGGCGGAGGCGGCCGACAAGAAGGACCTCCTCGACAAGCAGTGGCAGATGCAGATGGCGAAGATCAGCCAGGACTTCCAGGCACGGCAGGCCGCGATGGACCGAGACTTCTCGATCATGGTAGCGAAGGCGAAGAACGACTGGGATGTGCAGGCCGCGAAAGATGCGCATCAGCAGCAGAGTTCGGAGAACGCTCTGGATAGGCAGAGCGCGATGAAGGTCGCGACCGTCAATCATCAGATGACGCTGGATCAGATCAAGCAACTCATCGCGAGCACCTACGGGGGACAGTGATGGGCGACTACTGGCAGAAGCTCGCCCCGGGAGCGAACTACACGGAGCTGAACACCCGGCTCAATGGGCTGCCCGACTATCTGCGGAAGCAGAACATCCAGGCTCCGCAACCTGTAGCGGCTCGGGCTCCGGCGCAGCCCGCAGCGCAGCCGGATAAATCAAACTGGTTGAAGTGGCTCGAGTCGTTCAACATGGGAGTCATCCAGGGGGTTCCGTTCGCAAAGGGAGCGCTGGACAAGCTCGCAAAGGCTGGAGTCATTCCCGAAACCCGTCACGAGAAACTGATGACGGAAATGGGGAGATCCGCAGAGGAGAAGCCGGGAGCGAATGTCCTAGGGAACATCGCGGGAGGGATCGGTGCGACCGGCGCTATTCCGATGATCAAACCGGTTGCCGGTGGAGTCGGGCTCGCGGCAAAGGGGATCCTGCCGTCCCTCGCTCGGGGAGCGACCAACGCCGCGGCCTTCGCCGTTCCGCAGACTGTCTCCCAGGCAGTAGAGACAGGGGATGTCGCGGGTGCCGTGAAGGGCGGCCTCATGGGAATCGGCACCGGAGCTCTAATGGGGGCTGCCGGAGGCGCGGCGCAGACACTTCTTGAGAAAGGCTACAAGACCTTCCGCAACTGGCTCAACGATGCGGTGCTGAAAGCCGGCGGGGTGCGCGGCAGGGAAATGATGAAGGTCCTGCAGGGAGGACTTTTCGGCCGTAATGGATTCACGCCGCAGAAGGCCATGCAGTTGAAAGAAAAAGTGGCAGACGCGATCTCGAAGGAGAAGCTTTACGGGAAGCAATCACTGCTGCAGTTCCTCGATGACCAGGGAAAAATCTGGAACGAGATCGACGACGCCTGGGC